GAATGCCTACAACCAATGCCGATACGATTAACGCCGATCTGCTCGCATTCGTAAGGAGCTAATCAATTATAGGGCGGTGGGTAACCCCGCCCTATATTTTTCAAAGCCACCAAATCGACGCGTTTAAATTCAGCGAGATGCCGTCAAAACTGTGCCATATGGATAACTGCTTTTTAGCCGAAAGCGGTGGTTGGCGAGCGTCTCCTTTGGGTCGAAAGAAGTCGTCGGGACTTGCTGCTTTCCAGCTCACCGCCCGATATCCCGAACATAAGCCTGACAAGCTTTCAGTGCCTTCAATCCTTCGTCACCGTCACCGGTGATAGCGACAATTCGTTGAGCAGCCGCTGGGTCAAGTTCGCCTCGCGCGGCTCCATGAACCACACCGCTGGCGCCGGGGGTGGCTGACAGCCCGCTTCCACTACCCGAGGCGGCGAGTAGGACTGACAGCCGGAGATCAGAAGTAGCGAGGCGATCGCGTAGGTGAGCCTGGGCTGCTCGAGCATTGGTCAGTTCCTGATGGTAGGTTTTGTCATTGGCCTGCAGCTGTTCCTCAAGGGCTCGACGCCGGGCCTGTTCGGTTTCTTGCCAGTCGATCACCGCAACAGCGGCGGCTTCTCGCTCGCGTTGATATGCGCTGGCCTGGTCCGCATTTTTAGCCTGCCACTCTGCATCCATTGTCGAGCGCCCATGCTGATAGGTGCCCCAGAAGGCAGCGAGCACCAGAGCCAGCGACACCGCGGCGCCAATCGTGCGCGCGCTGATCATGCAGCCTCCAAAAACAGCACTCGCTCAGCTTCCCGGCGACGCACCAGGCCGGTCAGCACCTTGCCACCCGCCTTGTTCCAGCGTGGGAACTGCCCAGCAGCACCGGCATAATCGCCACGGTTTAGCAGGCGCAGCAGCGTCGACGACTCCAGGTTGGCCGCGCCCAGGTTGTAGGTAAAACTGACCAAGGCGTCCCACTGATTGCCGGTCAGCGGCACCTGCACCAGTCGCTCGACTTCCGGTTCAAAGCGCTGTACGTCGTTGAGCAGCATGCGTTCGGCCTGCTCTTTGGTGATCGACATGCCGGCCTTCACTCCACGGGTCGCGCCGTAGCCGATGGTCCAGACACCGACAGCGTCCCGATAGGCAAGCAGACGCAGGCCCTCGAAGGACTTGATGAGGCTCAAGCCTCGTTGCGATGTACGCATTCACTTTTCTCCAGGCAAAAATAAACCCGCTCGATGGCGGGTGCTTTGGGTGCGGTAGGTGTCAGGCCGGGGGTGCTGGCCAGTCGATTGTGTCGGGGTAACCCGGTTGGTCCGGCAGGCGATTCAGAGCGATGCGGTATTTCTTCCAGGCCTTGAGCTCGGCTACTTCAACTTCGGTGGCTTCTTCGAGGTCGACAGCATCCTGCAGCGGAGCGATGGCGTCGTCGGCCACATCGCGCCGCGCGGCAGCCTCGGCGGCAACCTGGGCAAGGTTCTGCTCGGCGGCGGCCTGGGCCTTCATTGCCTGGGTGACCACCTGCGACCAATCGATCACGCCATTCACTGCTGGCGGCTGAGACGGCTCGAGGTCGAGGCCTGGCAGATACACGGCACCATCGGCAGGGCTGTGGATGTCGACGGGAAAGCGCACCGCCTCTGGTGCGTCAGCTGCATGTGGCAGGATCAGGGTGATGGCCAGCTTACCGCTGATGCGCTCCACCGGGCGGATAACCCATTCGCTGCCGACAGCTTCTCGCGGCAATGTGGCGCCGTCTTCAAGTCGTGAAAAATCCAGCGAAACCCCGTTGATAACAAGGGTGTCGCCGCTCTTGGTGACCGACAAGCTGGCGTCTGATCGTACCGGTGAAAGTTTGATGATCATCAGAACCACCTCCCTATTGCAATGATTGAGCACTGAATGGCAACTGCGGCCGTGGGACCAGAGCTGGTAACTGAAAACGTCATGTAACCAGACCCGCTGGGGTGCTGCTGTGCTGACAGCCTGTAGACGTCATTCACCCCCTTGTACATCGTCAGCGAAACCCTGGGCTGATCGAAGAAGGACACCGGAAACAACTGCGTCAGGGTTGCCGAGCGGTACAGCACGCCCGCAGCGGTGTTGATGACCAGCCCGACGTCCGAGTAGTTTGACCAGGTGATCAGCGTGCCATCGGCATACTTAACGTACTCACCGTTCGCGTTACTACCGCGCTCGATGATTGCGCCAGTCGGCACTCCGCCGCTCTGGCTGACGCTACCCACGATGTCCGCCATGGATGCAGACTTGAGCCCCAGCCCGCTGCGAGCCAAAGCAGGAGTGGTGCCGCCGGTGCCGCCCTTCGCCACCGGCACCACGTTCTCGGTCGACACCGCGCCCAGGTTGGCAAGCGTGCTGCCCCAGTCATTGACGAGCTGCCGCAGACGGTCCGCCGATTCCTTTACGTAGCCCTGCATGGGTGCTAGGCCGTAGGCGCCGCCAGTGACGGTCGAACCTTGATACGCCGGGAGAATGCTCAGGACCGTGCCGCTGGCGATGTTGGTCACCTCATACCAGCGGCCATCAGGCCCTTGAAATGCATCACCAACGCGTGAGTTTGCTGAAAATGCGGTACCGGTACCGGTCACCGTATTTTGCCCAGCCGTGATCGCGACCGTGCCTGTTCTGTACCAGGGCATGGAAGATCTCCAATTTGGAAAGTGGTTAAAGGGGTTTCATTGGGCGGGAGGCAAACAGCGTGCGGCCGTTTACTCCTACTGCGTTGATCCCGTCATGGTTCTCGCAATACATCTGCAGAGTGTTGCGGTTGCCCGGCAGGAACCCGCCGAAGTTATTGCGGAAAGGCTGGGTCGTCTGGATCACGTTGGTGCATGAAAACAGCGCGTTAGCCAGGACATAGTCGTCATAACTGCCCGTCCAAGCCATGCGCTCACTGGATGCGTAGTACCCTCCTACCCCAGTGATCGGGCTGCCCGAGGTTGAAAATGAGTTGCTGGCCGGCTGGCTGTTGAGTAATGCGAGGTTGACCGTCGTCACGAAGGTCAGTTCACTACTTTCGTTTCGAACAGATGCCCCGTACTGGCCGGACACATTTGCGAAGCTCTGGTAGGAAGCACAGAACCACTTAATCTGCATGGGCTGCAGGGCTACACTGCCGTGAGCTGTGTGGTTGTTGTATGCCTTGATCATGAACCCCGTCCAATTACCGGGTGATCCTTTGATGAAGAAGTTACCCACCATCATGTAGTTGGCGGCATTGAGGAAAATCAGCGGGCGCTCAGTGGTTCTGATTGGACTGGCGAACGTCACATCTCCCCACTGAATCTGTGTTCCACTGCTCGGCCCCTGAAACCCGATGTTCATACCGCCGCTGGAGTGCACCGAGAGAACCTTATTGATCGAGTCAATTTGGGTCAGAACGTCATTGTTTCGAGTGCGAATACCGTACGTACCTGGCGCAGCGAACGGCTCCCCACCCTGCGACAAGATCATCACCTGCCATACCCGTGTCTGAGGCTGCCGAAGCCGCAACTGTCCGGTAGACCAAAAGGCAGGCGGGGACCAGGTGTATTCCCCGCCGTCGAATAACGCATCGACCACGACGAATGACTGGGACTTGATCTCGGGAATCGCAATAACTTGCTCAAAGGTGTTGTTGCCGGTGACCGTCATCATCTTCAGCGACCGGATTGGCGTGATCGTCGTGTCGAGCGTGACGATCCCGGCCGCATCCTTGGTACGCAGTCCATATTGCACTGCCATTAGGTCAGCCTCCCCACGGCAGTACGCTCTACGTCGTTGACGTCGTACACATACAGACCGCCGTTGTTGAGCAGCGTCGAACCAGCTGAATCCTGACCGCGCAGCGAAAGCGTTCCCGCCTTGAAGTTGATCTCAAGCAGTGGCCGCCCTTTCGAGTCCAAGGCCTCAGAACGAATCACCATGCCCATGATGATTTCTTTGATGAACGCCTGATTGATGATCGCGGTGTTCATGAACACCTGACCGCCCTGGACAACGAAAGGTAGGATTATCTGGCCGGATGCCTCGTCAACGATGGCGAAGCGCTGAGCGAACGCCAAGATCTCCGAGGTTTCCCCGTCGCTCCCCAGCGCCAGGCCAGCCATTACCTTCCTGCCACCGACTACGGTCTGCGCCTTAATAGTCGTCATCGCCCGCACTTTGCCGTCGACATCG